AGGCGATGAAGGAGCTGATCGAGCGCTCGCGCGGGGACATCGGAAAGCTGATCGAAGCAATGGCCTCGGACCGCGCCCTCAAGTATGCCATCTTCGCCGAAGCGTGGGTGGGTGTGGAGCAATTGATGCATGGCGAATGACGTCATTTGTCCTTTGTCATTTGTCACTGGCCAAGAACCGGCCCGCGGGGAGCCAGTGACAAAGGACAAAGGACAAAGGACCAGTGACAGTAAATTCCGGGTTGGAGGTTGAAATGAAAGACTTGTTTGGGGCATTCATTTTCGGTTTTGGCGTGGGCGCGGTAGCGCTGGGCATCGTCGGCACCAGGGTCACCAAGGAAATCACGCGCGCCAAGGATGAGATGGCGGGCTTGCTGGAGCGGGTGGCGCAGGCGGTCGAGCGGAAATAACTGAGTCATTGAGCCATTGGAATAGTGAATGGTGAATTGTGAATAGTGAATTGTGAAGCCTGACAGGGGTCTTTAATTCACTACTCACCATTCACTATTCACTATTCCGAGGATCACTTATGAAGTCTCATTCAGGCGGCAACGGTGATCAAGTGAAGCTGCTAGGACGCGAGCTGCGGCGGGCGGAGAAACTCGCGGACCGCTTGGATCGGGCGCTGGCGCTGTCAGACCAGGAGTTAGGCATCAGGGGTCGGGGGGAAAGGGCAGTGATTAGGGATCAGGGATTAGGAATTAGCGAACGGCTGAGGCCTGCTAACCTCCCGCCCCTGATTCCTAATCCCAGTACGATCCAGCCCGTACCTCCGCCGACGCCGGGCAGCGTGACGATTGCCGCCGGCCGCGGGGACCTGGCGCAGACGTTCGGCGTCGCCGGGACCGCGATCACTTCAGGCTTCCTGCGCGATCTGGGTGAATACAACGGCGAAATGCTGGGGCTGGGGGCGGTTCGGACCTACGAGAAAATGCGCCGCGGCGACGCGCAGGTGCGGGCCACGCTGGCCGCCTGCAAGTTGCCCATCCAGTCGGCCAAATGGGACGTCACTGAGGGAACAGGGAACAGGGAACAGGGAACAGGGAAGAAAGTCTCGTCTACGGGCGCAGGCAAAAACACTCAGTCGAAAGGGAAAGAGATTGCAGCCTTTGTTAAGGACAACCTCTTCGGGGGCTTGGAATTTCGCACCTCGACGGGCGGGTGGGCCACCCAGAACTGGGATGAGGTGGTGCGCAACGCGCTGCTGATGCTGGATTTCGGCTGCGCGGCGCACGAGGAAGTGTGGACGGTGGATGGCGACCGGGTGCGGCTGCGCAAGCTCGCCAGCCGCTTGCCGCTGACGTTCTACCGCTGGCACACGGAGGAGGACGGGGAAACGCTGCTGGCGCTCGAGCAATACGGCTACCGGGGCGGGCGGTTCTTGAACGTTCTGCTGCCGGCGGACAAGATGGCGCTTTTCACTTACAGCCGCGAGGGCGCCAACTTCTGGGGCATCGCCTTGCAGCGGCCGATGTATCCGCACTGGTACGTGAAGAGCCAGCTCTACCGCATCGACGCCATCGCCTGTGAGCGCAACGCGCTGGGCGTGCCGGTGTGGAAGCTGCCGCCGGGATTCTCCAAGGAGGACCGCGACGCGGCGTTCAACTTTGTCACCCAGCTCGCGGCGCACGAAGCGACGGGGGCGGTGGAGCCGCCGGGCGATCCGTCGAGCGGCTTCCGCATCGTCGGCTACCAGGGCAACCTGCGTGAGGCGATGCCCTCGATCGAGCACCACAACATCATGATCTCGCGCGCGGCGCTGGCGCTGTTCATGGACCTGGGCACCACCAGCCAGCACGGGTCGCGGTCGCTCGGCGAGTCGCACGGCGACTTCTTTTTGCTGTCGCTGCAAAACCTCGCCGACCAGATCGCGTGGACCATCCAGACCAGCACCATGCGCCGCCTGGTGGAATACAACTTCGGCGAAGGCGCGCCGGTGCCGGACTTGGTGGTGGCGAACGTCCAGGCGCGGAGCCTGGCGGCGATCACCGATGCGCTGACCCGGCTGGCGACGGCGGGACTGGTGGTCTCAGAGTCGAACCTGCGCGAGTTCATCCGCGCCGAGCTGGCGCTGCCCGGCGAGAGTAAGGCTGACCTGGTCGCCATCCGCGGCGAGACCGTCGCCGAAGGGGCGGGGGCCGACGTCTCGGGGCGGAGCGCGGGCAAGGCTTGAAAAAGGGTAAAGGGTGAAGGGTAAAGGGTAAAAGCTAAGGATAAGACGAAAGCTCCTTAGCTCCAAGAGATGGAGAACCAAGGACAAGTGACTAAGGACAAAGGACCAAGGACTAAGGACCAAGGACGCTTCTTAATGATTCAATCGCTCAATCACGCGATGGCCCAATGGACAGGGTCTCATTTCGCAACCCTCCTTTCAGCGAAACTGAAGCCACTGCTGCGTGACGGCAAGAAGCTTTATGAGATTCCCATCGCCGTGACGGGCGCCTGGGTCAAGCACGGGCACCGGTTCCAGATTACCCCGGACGACTTGGCGGCCATGGTCCGCAATTTTCGCAAACGCAAGAACGAGCAGGTGGTGATCGACTACGAGCACGCCAGCGAGACGCCCGAAGTGGCGCAAGGCGGGCCCATACCGGCAGCAGGCTGGATCCACGATTTGTCCTTTGTCCTTGGTCCTTCGTCAGTTGTGAGGACGTCTGCTGCCAAGGACGAAGGACAAGGGACAAAGGACGTCCTGTCAGCCTTGGTGGAGTGGACGCGCGAAGCGGAAGAGCTGATTCAGCAAGGCGCCTATCGCTTCTTTTCCCCGGCCATCGAGTGGGGCTACCGCGATAAAGAGACGGGCGAGCCGCAGGGAGCCACGCTGACCAGCGGCGCGCTCACCAACCATCCGTTTCTTGAGGAATTGCCGCCCATCATGCTCACCGACCTCGAGAATTGCCGATTGCCGATTGTCGATTGCCGATTGGAAGACGGGAAGGGAGTCGGGAGTCGGGAGTCGGGAGCCGGGAAGAAAAAGGGAATCGGAAGTAGGAGCCGGGAAGGAAGTTCTTCTTTTTCCCTTACTCCCTACTCCCTACTCCCTACTCCCTTCAATCGGCAATCAGCAACCGACAATCGTCAATTGGAAAGTGGGACCAAGCAAGGAGGAAGTAACGTGAAGAAACTGTCACTGAGGAAGTTCAAAGAAGGGCCGCTGGCCGGAGGCCACGGTGTCTTCGACGGCGACGACGCGATGGGCTGTGTCGACACCGGCGATTTCTGCGATTACGTGAAGAGTCTTCTGGAGGATGGCGAATTGGATGACGTCTTCGGGGAGTCGCAGCTCTCCGAGGTGTCGGCGGAGCGCGCGCACCTCGCCTTCGCGGAGCGCGTCGGGATGCCCGGCGCCTCGCCGGAGGCGATCCGGGAACGCCTCGCCTGGGCGGGGACGGTGGAAGCGGAGCGATGCGCCGGCGCGGCTCGCGCGCTGCTGATGGAAACGGTGAAGGACGGCGAGATCAATCAGGCGCGCGCCATGGAACTGGCGGCGGAACACAAGATCGCGCTCGCCGATTACATTGCCGCTCAGGACGCGGAGAAGAGACTGAACGAAGCGGTGCGGGAGGGCAAGATCCTGCCGCGCGACCGCCAATTCTTTTTCCGCGACGCCCTCGAGCGTCCGGCGGAGTTCGCTGAGTTTGCCCGGCGGGCGGTTCCGGTGGTGCGCCTGGGCTCGCAGGGGATCGGCTCGGCGGGCGACATCAGCGTCGACGAGGAAGTCGAGATTCGGACGCGGAACCTGATGAAGGATGAGAGCCTCAGCTACGCCAGGGCGCTCAAGCGGGTGCTGGCAAGCGACAAGGAACTCGAACGGCGGTACCACGGCGTGCATCGCCGGGAAATCGGCTCGACCACAGCCCCCGCTGCCGGTGGGATCGACGCGGCGGGCATAACGCAGTAAAGAAGCTTTCAGCCGTCAGCTCTCAGCTCTCAGCAAGAAGTCCGGTTGTCTTGCTGATAGCTGATGGCTGATAGCTGACGGCTGTTTCGATTAGGAGGAAACATGGCAGGCATCAACGGCTTGGCGCTCGGATTCCGGTCCGATGCCAATGTTCGGGTTAACAAGTTCAGCGTCATGGTCAAGTCTTCGGCCAACACGTCGACGCAGAAAGCTCATTACGCCGCGGTACCGGGCGGCCAGAACGCTTCCGGAGTCCTGGGGGTGCTCACCGAGCACTTCGTCGAGCCGAATTATTTCGTGCCGCAGGGCACCAGTCCGACGACCGTCACGGGGACCACGCCCCTACTCTACAACCTGACCAATCACGGCATGACGCTGCAGGTGAATGGCGTGGCCCGCTGCATCTGCGGCGTGACGCCCATCAATCAGGGCGATGTGCTAATCGTCGCCGACAACTACGGCCGCGTGCAGTCGCTCGCGACCTCGGGTCTGGCGTCGAACACGGCCTTCTATGCCGTGGGCACCGCTCTGCACGGCGTCACCAACGTTAACGACATCGTGCAAGTGAACCTCGAATTCACTCAGGGCAAGGTGTAACGCAAGCTGAGGTGATCCCCGTCCTGGGCGGGGAACTCAGTTGGGACGGCGCGCGCGCAGCGGGCGGGTCGCGCGCGCCCGAGGGCCTCCATTTCCCCGGCGCGCCCGGGGGCCCGTCCGGAGAAAAATGAATGGCTGACATTTCTTTGCAATATCTCGACCAGCCGCTCAACAACGTGAGCGTCGGCTACCAGAACGACGACTATTACGCCGAGCGGCTATTCCCACTGGTACCGGTGCAAAAGCAATCCGGACGCTACTGGGTGTTCGGTAGAGAACGCTTTCGGCAATACGAAACCATCCGGCACGCGGGAGCGGAGGCGCGGGAGATCGCTCCCTGGTCGCTCTCCAACAACACTTACTTCTGTGACGACCACAGCCTTAAGGACAAGATCTCGGATGAAGAGGTCGCGAACGCATCCGGGACCGATCTCGAAATCACCACCACCGAGAATCTGACCGATGCGCTGCTGCTGGACCTGGAGATCCGCGTCTCCAGCCTCGTGTTGGGCGGCACGGTGCCGAACACGACGCTTTCGGGCACCAGCCAATGGTCGGACTACATCAACTCGGATCCGGTCTCGGCCGTGGAGGCGCAGAAGACGATCATCAAGCAGGCGGTCGGGAAGACGCCCAACACGCTGGCCGTCGGCTACCCGGTGTTCGCGACCCTCCGTCAGCACCCGCGCATCATCGATCGCTTCAAGTACACACAAGTCGGTGTGCTCGACGAAGGCGCGCTCAAGACCGCGTTTGGGGTGGACAACTTCTGGGTGATGGCGGCGGAATACGACACCGCGACCGAGGGCCAAACGCCCGCCCTCAACTTCGTCTGGGGCAAGAATGCGCTGCTGGCCTATGTGGTGCCGGAGCCACGCCGCCGGGAGGTGACCCTCGGGTACACGTTCCGGTGGCTGTTCGGGGCACCGGAACTCGGCGGCACGCTCACTAAACGGTACCGCGTCGAGGCGAAGTCCGCCGATGTGGTCGAAGTCCATCGGTACGACGACATTGAGGCCGTGGCTCCACAGGCGGGCTTGGTCTTCCTGAACGCCACGACTTAAGGAGTTATCAGTTTTCAGTGGTCAGTCTTCAGTTCAAGACAAAGACCATCGACTGAAAACTGAGGAGCGAGAACTGAGGACTCAAAACTGAGTACCTTTCAAAAAAGGAGATTAATTGAATGGCAAAATACAAGGTAGTTAGACCGATCGAGCATAACAACAAGCTCTATCTTCCTGCGGGAGGTGCGACCACCGGAACGGCCAAGAGCGCGTCTCATGGTGGCGATATCCCGGTGGACAACTCGGGCATCATCGATCTCACCGAGCAGGAAGCCGAGAAATTCAAGAACGGGCAGGTTGAGCCTGTCGCAAGAGGAGGCTCACCGCCGACAAAAGGGGGGACCGGAAAAGGAGCGCAGGCCGATCCGGGGCCGGCCGATTTTGTGCCAACTCCCATCAAGCAGATCGAGACGAAGCCGGCCGATTTCGTGCCGACTCCGATCAAGCAGATCGATCCGGGGCCGGCCGATTTTGTGCCAACCCCCATCAAGCAGTGAGTGACGGTGAGGGCGACAACGTGCGCCCCTCGTCACGGATCCTCTGTCGGTTGAGGTGAAAGTATGGCTTTTTCGATGACACCGCTTTACCAGTTTGTTCAGGAAACGTGGGTAGGCACCACGCTTCGCAACGCCAAACTCGCCGTGACCAACCTCTCGGCGAATTCACAACAAGCGGTCGCACACGGTTTGCCGACCACTCCCATCATCGTCGGTTTGGAGCCCAAGTCCAACTCGACGTTCTGGGAGTACCAAGCGGCCGATGCGACCAATATCTACGTGGGTGTTGGCGCGGCAAGCGGCACGCACGCTGTCGATATTTACGTGACGTACTAAAAGGAGACAGGAGTCAGGGGGCCGGGGCCGAACAAGCGCTCAGCCTTCAGCCACAAAGCGGACTGGGCTTGCCCGCTGAAAGCTGATGGCTGAGGAATGAGAGCTTGTTCGGCTCCTGGCTCCTGGCTTCTGACTACTGTTCTATGGGTTACACCACCGTTGGCACAGTGGCAGGCATGTTTCCGACGTTCGTGCGCGGCACCGCGCAACAGAAACCGTTGGACACCCTTATCCAGCAGTACATCGACGACGTGGCAGGTGAGATTGATGCGGTCCTGACGCGTCGCGGCTTTGTGGCCACCGGTCTCACCAATACTCAGATTCAGGCGTTGCTCTCGGCCGGGGCGCTTAACATCTGCGAGATGATCAACCGTTTCGGCGCCGCCCAGCAGTTGGGCGCGACGCTGGCGACTTTCGGAGTGGCCAGCGCGCGGCAACAGGCCCAGAGCTTCGAGGCCAACTACGAACGCCTCAAGAACAGTCTTGATGCCCGAAACGAGCGTGGCGAGCCGCTGGCGAGTGGGCCCTATGACAAGTATTTTGACCCCCTGGCACGCACCGAGAGCGCCGAGCCGGCCCTGGAAGCGATTGCGGGCGGGGATATGGACAGGTCGGAGACGCCGATTGAAATGGGCACTTCGCAGGTGTTCGGCAAGTTCGACGACCGGGGAACCTAAGATCTTGGATTTTAGATTTTGGATTTTGGATTGAAGAAGGAATGGATGGAGGGTCTGGTGCGAATTGGGATTGTCGATTGAAGGAGGGAATGGATGGAGGGTTCTGGTCTTTAATCCAAAATCCAAAATCCAAAATCCAAAATGGCCTACACGCCGGCGTACAACGCGACCTTTGGGAAGCCGCTGCTGAACCAGCTCATCGCCATCATCCAGCGCGATCAGCAGGCCGCGCTTCAGATTGTCAATTCGTCGCTCGGCCCCATTAACGAGTTTCATAAGGGGCCTGGGGCCCGGACCGCCTTTCCCTGGCTGACGCTAGCCGCTGACTCGACGGTCTTTGACCGTCAAACTCTGGGCACGCGAAGCTCGCAAATACGCGTCACCCTCACGCTCGATGTGGGGCAGTTTGACCAGGAGATGGCCCAGGACAACGCGCAGGACTACGCCCGGACGCTCGACATGGTGACGACCACGGCATCCCTCTCGGACTGGGTTACCTCGCTGCCCATCGTGCACGAAACCGTTCCGGGCGGGGTCACCACGCCATCGGCCCTCGGGGCCGTGCACGACGTTTTCGTGGAGTCACACCACTACAGCCTGGTGACCCTGGCGGGTATTGATGCCCCAGTCCTCCGCGCGACGGTGACGGTACTGTTCGACTTGGAGGAAACGTGAGCCGCATTTTGGAGCGCCGGATGCGGCACGAATTGGATTGGCGATTGAACGAAGAGGGAATCGATGGAGGGTTTTGGTCTTTAATCCAAAATCCAAAATCTAAAATCCAAAATCAGAGGAGTTTTTCATGCCTACTTTTACGATCACTCTTCCGGACATTCATCAGGGGCCGGGATTTCTCTGGTACAACGTGCAGATCCCCGCTACGGGCGCGCGACTCCTGGTGGATGCCAACGGCAACCCGACGGCCGGTTCACCCCTGCCGATGGGAGCTTCGGAGGGCGCGGCAACGTTCCATATGGAAGCCAAGATCGAGGAGATTTCGATCGATCAGGAGACCGCCCCGGTGGATGCGGTGATGACGGCCGAGAGCGCCTACATTGAGGTGACGCTGAAGGAATCCTCGCTAGCCAAGATTGGGGTGGCGCTGGCACACGACACCTACTCGAGCGGGACCGACTCGGGACTGCCTTCCGGGGCGCAGAATTACGAGCAGATCACCGTGGGCGGGCGCGTCGCGGTCCCCCAATGCGCGGTGGCGCTCATCTCGCCGCGACGCAGTTTTTCCAATCCGGGCAAGTTCATGGTGGCGTGCCTCTACAACGCCTACCCGCACGACCCCTTTCAGGCGGGTTTCACGCGCACGAAGGAAGCTACGTACAAGGTCCGCTTTGAGGGGTTGGCGGTCCTTTCGCGCACCCAGGGCGATCGGGTGGCGCAGTTCTATCGACAGACGTAGGAAAGAAGTGGCGAGTGGCTAGAGAAGAAGTGACTAGTGGCTAGTGGCTAGTGGCTAGAAAAGAAGCAAGAAAGAAGTGGCTAGTGGCTAGTGGCTAGTGGCTAGGGAAGAAGCAAGAAAGAAGTGACTAGTGTTTCGTGGCTAGAAAAGAAGCAAGAAGCGAGAGAGATCGTGCTTCACTAGCCACTAGCCACTAGCCACTAATCGCTAACCACTTTTTTACTAGCCACTAGCCACTAACCACTAGGCACTGTTTTAGAAAGGATGGTCCCATGGTGAAAGAAAACCATCTTGCTACCGAAGAAGATTTCCGGCGGGCGGCAAAGGCGCAGGCCGAAGTCGAACGAGTTGTGCTACCGAAGCTCGGAAAGGCGGTCCTGCTGCGCCGGCCGTCGCCGATGTGGTTTGTCTTCCGCGGCCGCCTGCCGCAGAGCCTCTCCGCGAGCCTGTTTTCCGGGACGGGAGAGAATACGGCCAGCACGATCGAGGAGCTGAACCTGCTCGCAGACTGGATCGTGGCGTTGCTGCGAGAGGTCATGCTTGAGCCGCGGGTTTCTCTCGAGCCCGGCGCCGGCGAGATCGCGCCGGAGTTGCTGGACGTTGAGGACGTCAATTTCATCATTCGGTGGGCATATGGCGAGGTCGGTCCCGACGCAGGTCGCGACGACCTCGCCGCCTTTCGTGGCAAGCGAGAATCTGCTGCTTCTGGCCCAAGTGGCCGAGACTTGGTCATGCCGGCCCAGCGAGCTAGTTGAGGCGCGTGGCACCACCGCCTTCCAGCTCGACTTGGCGTGTGCTGGGGCGCTTTGGCGGCGGCGGTTAGGGAACAGGGAATAGGGAAGACGAAGAATTGCCGATTGACGATTTTCGATTGACGATTGGAAAAGCCGGAGTGGCTTGCGTCTTCTCTTCCAATCGTCAATCGTCAATCTGCAATCGACAATTCCCTTTGATATGGCAGACGACACTTTAGGGTTTCTCTTCAGTATCGCGGGTGGCGGTGAAGGGCGGAGATCGCGGCGCCGTTCCGGTGGCTCGTCCAACGAAGGCCCAGGCGGAGGCTCGAACGGGATCGAGGAGATGTCGCAGCAGATTCGCGAGCTGAGTCAACAAATGACGATCCTCACCACCAGTGCACGCGCAGCCCAAACTGAGTTCACGAAGACGTTCGGGCAGGGCCTCAGCACCCAGCTCAAGGCGGCGACTCAGGACTTGAACGAGTGGTCGCGCGGCCTTAGCACTCAGATGTCGACGGCCGCCGTGGCCATGACGGCGTTCGGCGACGCGGCGCGTTCCGGGTTTGAGACCTTTGCCGCGGGCATGGCCAAGGGCATTGCCAACAGCCTGGTCTATTCCGCCTCGATCGGCGAGGCCATGGATAAAGCCCTCAAGGCGACGCTGGCCTCCATTACCGCCGAGGCGCTGGTACGGGCGGTTTTCGATACCGGACTAGGCTTTTACTACCTGGCCATCCAGGCGTACGACCTGGCCGCCCAGGCCTTCGAGGCGGCGGCTGTCTTCACCAGTGTTGCGGGAGCGGCGGGCGCCCTGGGTCGCGCGATTCCTGGCGGCGCCACCATTGGCGCGCGTGCCCCCAATCGGGGTTCGGGATTCGGGGTTCGGGGTTCGCAGGGTGGAGGCGGTGGGGGACTGGTGGGAGTTACGGCGGGAGCGATGGCGCCGGGAGCGGTGGGCGCGGGCCCCAGCGGCAACGGGATCATCCTCATCAACGGCGAGGCTGATTTTCAGGAGTGGGCCATCGGGCAGCTCAACCAAGGAACGTCGCGCGGCCTGACACTGAACGCCACCACGGCCCAAAGGGTGCCGCCCTCCGGCGGCTAGGAAGAAAACAAGATGAACCACAGAGACACAGAGACACGGAGAAGAAAAAGCGACTGTTTTTATAAGACTCTGCCTTTGCTTTTCTCTGTGCCTCTATGCCTGCCGCCCTCCGGCGGCTAGGAAGAAAACAAGATGAGCCACAGAGGCACAGAGACACGGAGAAGAAGAAGAGACTGTTTTTGTAAGACTCGGTCTTTGCTTTTCTCTGTGCCTCTATGCCTGCCGCCCTCCGGGGGCTAGGAAGAAAACAAGATGAGCCACAGAGGCACAGAGACACGGAGAAGAAGAAGAGACTGTTTTTGTAAGACTCGGTCTTTGCTTTTCTCTGTGCCTCTGTGCCTCTGTGGCTAAAGGTCTTTGCCTTGGCGAATCCACAGATCATCTACGATCCCGGTACCGGGCCCGTCGCCCTGCCGTTTCAGCGGCAGCCGCGGCGCGTCCCGGCTTACTCCTTCGCCGCCACGCGGCACGACAACCTGGCCAGCTCGGGCGTGCGGGAATCGATCGTCGAGCGCATCGATCAGTTTCTCGATCTGGAGATGGAATACGTGGCGTTGGGCTCCGACGTTCAGAACTGGTCAAGCTTCATGCTCTGGGCCCTGCGCGGAGGACAGTTCGCCTACTATCCCGACAGTTCGCTGAACACGTTCACGAACTACTGGCTCGAAGATACCAACTGGAGCGCGGATTATAAGTTCGCGGGACAGTACACGTTCAAGCTGAGGTTTCGACAAGTTGTGACGTGAGGGAATGGTCCTTTGTCATTTGTCCTTTGTCATTTGCCCGTTGCCGGGACGAACGAATGGCAACAGGGGCACAAAGGACCAAGGACAAAGGACGAAGGACAGTAACGTTGTGATTCAAGGAAACCAAAGTTGGCAGAACTCCTTAGCCATGCTGCAAAAGCAGCCGCTCTACACGGTGGAGATCCCGGCCTTCGGGTTCATGATCGCCAGCTTCACCACGGCGCAGACCGGCGTGACCACCGCCGGGTACGGAGTGGTTTTGTACGGAGCGGGAGGATATGGGACGTGAGGAATAGCGAGGCTTGCGTGGGCGGGGAAGCGCAAGGGGAACCTGGGCGCGGGGCCTCTGACACGACTCCGGTTGCGGGGATGATCCCACAGCGGAGCGGGCGCGTAGTTTTTGCCGTCATCAACGAAGACACTTCCGAGAAGTTGGGGGAAATGCTGAAATATGCTGCCAGCGACGAAGTGGAGCTCATAATCACGGATGAACACCATCCGAGCTGCGTTCGGGAAGCGCTTCACACCAATGGCGTCGAAAGCGCGTGGTGCTCTTGAAGCGTTCAACCATTAGGAGGTCGTATGAAACGGCGAGAACTTCGAGAGGAGAAAGAAAAGGTCACAAAAGCGTGGTACGCGACCATAGAAGCATTCGAGCCAGTAGAGGGGGCAAGTTATTGCTGGATTTGGGACTACGCGAAATACCGCTTTGAATGGGCGTTCGAGAAGACACGCTACGCTGAGGAAAAGGCCCAGAGCCTTCTTAAATTGGTTCTCGCAATCAGCGCAGGTTCGTGGGCCGTCTTCTCACTATTGCTGGCAAGAAACAAGCCAATCAGTTCACTGGCAGAGTTTTTTGTGACGTCGGCCCTCGTTTGCTTAGTGATCTCTGGATATTTCTGTCTTCAGGCCGCGCGGCCAAGTGACCACGTTTACCCGCGAGGTGAGGACAAGGCAATTGAGTACGCTAATTTCTACAAGGAGGAAGGAGCGGCCAAGGCACGCTTTGCTCTGATCTTTGGGGATAGCACCGAACAGGAGCGGTTCGTAACGTTCGAAAAGGGAAGGCTGGTCAACTGGGGCACCGTCTTCGTCGTCGCCGCCATTGTTGCGTTCAGTCTTTCTCTTTTCGTACAACTGTTCCAACTTCGCTAAAGACCCCAGTCTTTCGGTCGTTCGGCGTGTCTACGAGGACTTGCACGGGCGGTTTCTTGGGTTGTTCTGCTGGCTTCGAGTCAGGGGTTCCGGGACTCTTGGGCTGCTGCTTTTGGTTGGCCATGGTCGCATTCTACAGGAGTCAAGAGGACGAGTAAAGTGAATCATCGCCATTCACAATCACCGTTCGTCATTCGCGGTTGAGAGAAAACATGCCCACGGTTGCGCAATACTATCCCGGCGATTTTTACGGCGACACGGCCGCTACGCTGGCGTGGCTTTACGGCCAACAAGTGCCCACGGCCGGCATCTGGCAGGCAAACGCGAACCCCACCGAGTTTCCGGCGAACGGGGCCCCGGGAGCGTTGCTGGTGCCGACCTCACCGCCGTTGGCCGAGTGCGGCATTGTGTCGCAGCAGCAATTCTCGGGCTTCACGCAAACGGTGATGGAGAATATCGCCTTTGCCCCGCCGGCCGGATGGATCAGCGATCCCACGCTGGGTCCGGACGGGTTTCCTGTCAACTACACGCCGGTGGTGCTGCCGGGCGGAAACCTCTTCAATCCTGTGTTGCAGATCACCAGCGCCGAGATTGCGGGCGCCTACGCGGCAGCGGTGGCGGCCTACCCGAACGGCGCGCCCCTCTGCACGCCCACCGGGGTCCAGACGCTTTATCCACTGAACGGGATGACGCTCTTCGGCTACGTATTCAATCTCCTGCAGCCGATCACCAATTACCGCGTCGACATTTTCAGCCTGAGCGACCAGTTCTATTACCAGTCGAGCGCGCCCGGCAGCGGCCCCTACTCGGTCGGTGGGCAGTGCTTCGGCCAGAATCCGGCTCCGTCGATCTTCCAAAGCGTGCTGGCGGAGCAAGGGCTGAACGGGTACTGGGCCGCGCAGGTGATCGGCCCGGGCGTGGTGGTGGCGGTTCTCTACCCGACCAGCGTCTCCCAGCCGTCGACGGGTTGGAGCGGGGCCCATTTGCCCGCCGGGTGGATTTGCCATTCCAACACGGGGATCGGCTCCAAGCTGGCCAGCTACTTCGCGCGCATCTACTCGAAGACGGACATCGAGTACCTCCAGGAAGACAATATCCCCATTATTCTGCAGGATCCCTATCACGCGCGCTGTGGCAGCTCGGTGGTGCCGGCGGCGGGCACGACCACGGTACACATTATCTACCAGGACCCGGTGGCGGGGCCCACGCTGGTCTACACGTCGCTTGAAAGCACCTCCGCCTTTGCCTGGCTGCCCAAGTCGTTTGCCGTGCCGACCTCCGACCCGCTCTACGTTCCCGACCCTACCGCCACCGACATTCCGGCGTTGCAAAACCGAAGCTTCATCTACGACTGCGCGTTGGCCATTATCGTCTACTCGGCCAGCGGAAACTTCGTGGCGGCGGCGAAGATCATTCAGGAACTCAACTCGATTCTCGATCATCCCGCCTATCTTGCCTCGCTGGTGTTGGAGAACGCCGAGGATGGCCTGACCTCGCGGTGGTCGGCGACGGGAACCGGCGCCACCGTGGCCAACGTGGCCGCGAACACCACCACGCCGCAGGAGCCGCCCTACGGCACTGGCCGTGTGATCGACTTCCACGCTGCGGCCGCCGGCAATAACTTCACTTATTCGGGCAGCGGTTTCCCGGACGCGACTGACACCGAGATCAGCTTCGAACACTACGAGGCCGAGAATTCAACCTTCCAGATCGATATCGGCGTGACAACGGTGGGCGGCAAAGTGACGGACGTGCAGGTGACGAGTGGTGCTGTGGGACCTGCCACCTTCAACTCTTCCACCAAGCTGATCACCCTGCCCATCGGGCCGGGAATCGGGCAGTGGCGGACGACGCTCGTGGATCTCAAATCTCAAATCTCAAATTTGACTGGGGACACGCTAACGTCGATTACCGCATACAAGGTCACGCTGACCGCGGCCGGCGACATGTATTTCGATAACCTCAGCGTGGGCACGCTTCAGCCCGCGAATTCCTTGAGCTTTTCCTATGACACCTACTACGGCCAGGTGGACCAGGCGTACATTCGCACCGGGTCGATGGCCTGGGTGGTCTACGCGTATTCCATTTACATGCAGCTCTCGCTCGATTACACCCCGGCGCTCTACTTGCAGCGCATGATCAACTTCCTCTTGACGCTCGAATCGAGCGCCAGCGACCTCACCCAGGGGCTCTTCTATATGGGATACGGACGGTATCAGGACCCCGGCTACCAGTTTGTCCCCGGCAAGATTCTGGCCGTCTCGACGGAGCATCAGGTTGACGTCTACTTTGCTTTCATGCGCGCCAGCGGGGTGCTGGGCCTCGCCGCCATCCAGTTGCTGAAGACGGCGACCATCACCAGCGCTCAGGCCGCGTCGCTCGCTAACACCGCCACACAGATTGCTGGCGTCGCGGCCACGGTGGCGACGCAGCTTATCGCCAACCTTTACATTGCGCCCGGAACGCTCCCGGGGCACTTCGCCCAGGGAGCAAGCGGAAGTACGCTCGACACCTCGCAGGCGCTCGACGCCGGCGGCACTTGGGCGGCATTGCTTTGCGACGCTTTCGGCCGCGACGACCTGGCCACCCAGTGCCTGGAGTTTGTCGCTCAGCAGTTCTACCTCCAGAACCAGACCATCGCCCTATCGAACGCTCCCAACTCTTATAACCAGGCCTACGCGCAGGCCACGGACTTCAGCGGCTTCAAGCCATACAACGACAGCGCCGGCGGCTATTCCGGCTCGCCGGCCAGCGTGTGGCAGGAGGGAAGCTGGGGAATGATTCTGGCGCTGCTGCGGCTCTATGGAGTTGCCGCCCTGGCCACTTATTTTGCCGGCGCGCAGGGTGGCCTGGATGCGTTTCTCACCCGGCTGATCACTGATCAGCGCACGGTGCGCGCCACCGCCGGCAACGGGTCGCTGTTGGCGTTTTCACTGGCCGCGCGCGGCTTGCCCTACGAGCTGGAAGTGTGGCCGGCGTTTGCTTCCACCGCCTGGTTCTGGCTGGTGGCCACCAACCCCGGCCTGCTGCTCAGCGTCTCGAACAGCGCCACGATGGTGCCTTGCCTCCAGATTCCTTCCGGAGCCTCGCAGTCCATTGACGAGCTGAACGGCGCCTCTTCCGTGGGGACCGTCACCATCCAATCGATCGATCCCAACGGCACCATCAAGGGGCTGGCGGCCCAGGATGCGCTGATCGGCAAGATCATGCAGCTCAAGCAAGGATTTCCCTCGCTGGCTCTCGGCGACTTTGTACCGCTGGCGACGATGCAGGTTTACCAGGTGGGCTGGACCGACGACGGCAAGGTCACGCTCACCTGCCGTGACGTGCAGCGGTTCCTGCAAGGGCAGCAGGCGTGGACCGAAGGCGGCCCGGGTGTGTATACGCCGGGCGGCCCGGCGGCGCCGCAGCCGCAGGGTCCGGCCTGGCTTCCCAACGCGCTGCCCGCATCGGATTCGAACCCGCGCTATTTGCAGGGCCATCCGCTCGATATCTTTCTCGCCGCGCTGCAAAACGAAGGCGGCGTGGGCCAGGATCCCGCCCTTTCGGGCTCGAACTACGTGCTCCAGCGGCTGGCCGAGACCTACAGCGGACCCAGCTACGTCCCCGCCTCGCCGCCGGGCTGGGTGACGTACAAGCCGAACCCGGTGACCGGACTCGGCGATCCCAGCACGCTGATCAATCCCAATCCGTATCTTGACGTGCCGGGCATTCTGGCCTTGCGCGACGGCCAGTTCAGCGGCGTCTGGTTTGAGTTCAGCATCACGCGGCCCATCGATTTGAAGAGTTTCATCGAAGACCAGATTCTGAAGGTGCTGGGACTCTACGCCCTGGCGCGCGCCGACGGACGGCTCTCGCTGAAGTCGATGAAGTCGCCCCAGAACCAGACGCCAGCCTTCGCGTTTACCGCCAAGAACATTCAGGGCATTCCCCAGGTCCAGCGTCGCACCGTGACCAATGTGGTCACCGTCAAGACGGATGTGGACGGATACGGCGCCTCGCTCGTTCTCGGGCCGACCACGGCTGCGCGTCAGTACTACAACACGCTCACCTTTGAGCAGACGCGGTCGCTCCAGACCTACCAACAGGCGGCGATTCATCAGATCGAGTCCACCGGCCTGCGTCTCGCCCGCGGCGGGAGCCTGATGGCTTACTTGATTTCCGATCGCATTTTCCGCCGTTACGCTTTTGCGCCCGCCGTCTATCGCTTCAAGGCGTTTCTTTCCGCGCTGCCGGTGGAGCTCGGCGATCTGGTGTGGCTCACCCACCCGCTGGTGCCCGACTACCACCGGGGGCGGATGGGCTTGGCCAGCGTGGTGTGCGAAGTGGTCGAGCGGCAGCCCGACTTGGCGAACGGCAGCGTCTCGTTTGGGCTGCTCGACCTGCGCTATTGCCAGATGACCACGCCGTATCTGATCGCGCCGGCCAGCGCCGGAGTTCCGAATTGGACGAGCGCGAGCCCGCAGCAGAAGCAGCAGTATATGTTCGTTTCGCAGGCGGCGACGGGCGGCACGTACAGCGACGGTACGCCGGGGAATACGATCTTTTGATTTTGGATTTTCGATTTTGGATTTTGGATTGAAGAGAAGACGACAAACTTTGGTGGAGGAAACGATGGATCGAGGGTTTTGGTCTTTAATCCAAAATCCAAAATCCAAAATCTAAAATGTCCCAGCTGACACTTAGTTCCATTCCGGGATTCTTCGACATCGCGGACACCGTCCTGACGGGCAACCAGCCGCTCACCGACGATTCGCTGCTGAAGATGAGTCACAATGCGAAGTTCGCCGCCGTGCGTCCGGAGGTGATTCTCATGGGCTTCTATCAACCCGGGGACACGGTGCCGGCGCCGCAGAGTCCGGTGGATGGCTATGCCTACTCGCGGGCTGAGTGTATGTTCATCCCGCTGTTTGCCTCCAGCCGCTCGCCCGCCGCCGGCTTTGTTTCGGGGCAACAGAGTTTTCCGGTCTTATCCAGTACGGACCCTGGTCAGGGCAATCTGATCGTCGTTCCGTACCAACTTGACGTGAACGACGCCACGGGGCAGGTCACGTGTCAAACCTACTGGTCCGGCAGCGGGGCCGAGAATCAGGGGCTCGTGAAGGTGTACTGCCTGGCGGTGCGGTCGAGCGTGAATGTTTCGAGTTAGTCGAAGGTTGAAGATGGGAGGAATTGCCGATTGACGATTTTCGATTGACGATTGGAAAACCGGAGCGGCTTGCGTCTTCTCTTCCAATCGGCAATCGTCAATCGGCAATCGTCAATTTTGTATGGCTGTCACCAGAACAATTCTGCCGCGCAAGGGTCTCATCCAGCCGCAGCACGGTTTGACTGGCTATGAAGCCGATCAGGACGGCAACTGGGCCTTGCTGGACGCCAACGTGGCATTCCTTTCGGACTTGCAGTACCGCGACCTGGGAGTGAATGGCGTCGTCTCCGGGTTCACCTTGTCGACCTCCTCGACGCTCACCCCGGGACTGACCGCCGGGGTTCTCTACGCTCAGGGCGTTCGGTACGCTCCGGCGTTGGCCCCCAGCTTGGGGCCGGCCCCGGCGAGCTCAACTTCCTACCTTTTCTACAACTCGAATTCCGGGTTCTATTATCAGTCGGCAGCCGTCGGGGCGGCGAGCGGCGACGCGCTGATTGGCCAGGTCGTGGCCGGATCAACGGCGGTAACCTCCGTCACCCAGGCCACCAAGATCTATGGACAAGTGGCCGCTTCACCGGCGGCGGCGGGCAACTTCACGCTTCCGCACGGGCTGGGGCGGGCGCCCGTCGGGGCCGTGATCCAGATGACCTCGGGCGGGGCGATCTGGTTTCAGGCGGCGGGGATGTTTGACGGCACCAACGTCTACCTCGTCGCCTCCGACAAGGGAGTCACCGGCAA